TGAAGTACCAGTTCAAACAGAAGATGTAGAAGAACTTTCAGAAGAAAAAATACAAGAGGAAATTTCACAAATAGAAGACATTGTGAATGTACCTTTTGTAGAAGAAGAATTAACAAAGGAAGAATATGAAGAAGCTAAACAAGAAGCAATACAAGAGTATGTACAAGACCTTACCGAAGAAGAAGTTGTTGAAGTCCTTGAAGAAGTAAATGATATTGGTGTACAAAACCTCGCACAAGCTACAGAAGAAATACAAGAAGTTGTTCAAGCTGTTGTTGAAGAAGCTATTGCTGATGTACAGGTACTAACAGAAGAACAGGTAGAGACTGTTGCAAAAGTTTTAAATTTAGATAAAGCAGAAGACGTTGCTATTGTCGCAGAAGCAGTCAAGAATAACGAAGCGGTAGCAGAAGCAGTAGAAGTTTATGTTGCTAAAGCTGTAGAAAATAAAGATGTTGAAGACTATACACTTGCTGATGTAGTTACAGAAGTACAGACAGAACAATTCTTAGCAGATCCTATAGGTTCTTTTATAGATATACAAGTACAAGACATAGATCTTACTTCTTTAGGTAATGATATGACAGATGACCAAAAGGAAAAAGCACAAGAAGTTGTAGTTCCAGTTATCATAGCTTCGCAAATCATAGCTAGTGTCTCGGTAGTACCCATTAGAATAAGAAGAACATGAAATACATAAAGAAATTTATTAATTGGTTAGGAGAAATCCTCAAAGAAACATTGGCACAAACCTTTACATTACTAGGTTTTTTTATAGCATGGCTAACCCTTACTGGTACAGCTAAGGACATAGTTGGTGTTGCTATACTTATATCACTAGGTTTATGGTTACTAACAATAGGTTTACGTAAAGATAAACCACAAGAAAATAAAAAGAAAGCGAGCAGATAATGCCTTACAGCAAAACAGGGAAGAAAAAAAGATATACTTCCAAGCGTAAGAAAAAAATGACTAAGTAGTAGTCACAAAGGATAGAATATGGCAATAGAGTACAGAGGAGAAAAGTTCTCTGGTTACAACAAACCTAAACGTACACCTAAAGCTAGTAAGTCACACGCTGTACTAGCTAAAGAGAACGGTAAGGTTAAGTTAATCAGGTTTGGACAACAAGGAGTATCAGGTGCGGGCAAGAAAACTGACGCTAAGTCTAAAGCAAGACGTAAGTCTTTTAAAGCCCGACATGCGAAGAACATAAAGAAAGGCAAAATGTCTGCAGCTTATTGGGCAGATAAGGTAAAGTGGTAACATGGCAAAAAAAAGTAAACCCGTATGGGACAAACCAAGACCTAGTGGATTAGGTAAAAGCAAGAAGCTAACACCTGCACAGAAGTCTAAAGCTAAAGCAAGAGCTAAAGCTAATGGTCGTAAGTACCCTAATATGGTGGATAATATGTGGGCAGCAAACAGATAATATATTTTGAAAGTATCTTGTCCTAAATGCGGACAACCACTTAAAGTACAGGTACAACCTTATAAATTATACTGTACAAACCCTGATTGTTTAGACTATACTAAGATAAACAGGGAGACTGAATGAAAATACAAGTTGTAAGAACACAGTTTGGCATTGACGCTACCAATGGAATGATGTTCATTAATGGTAAGTTTGAATGCTACACACTAGAAGACCAGTACCAAGCAGTAAAAGTAATGCACGAAACCTGCATACCAGAGGGTACTTATCAAATTAAATTCAGAAAAGTTGGTGGATTTCACACTAAATACAGCGCACGTTATAAGAACGCACACTACGGCATGCTTGAATTACAAGATGTACCAAACTTTAAATACATATTAATTCATTCGGGGAATACTGACGAAAGTACGAGCGGTTGTATTTTGACAGGTAACACACAACAAGACCTAGATCTAGGTAAAGATGGTATGATCGGTCAGTCACGTAATGCGTATGAACGTATGTACAAAAAGGTTGCAGCAGTATTACTACAAGGTAAACCAGTAGAGTTGGAAGTCAGTAAGATAAATCTTGACGGTGCAACTGAAACTGAACAAAGTTCTGATAAGCAAATGTTACATGCGATCCATGAAAAAGTGGCACGCATTGACAGTAAACTTAGAGGAAAACCTATTATATAGATTGGAGTAATATGAGTGACGAACTAAAGCAACTTGTTGAAAAAGTTGTATGGACATTCATCGAAGCATTCGGTTCTGCTTTGTTGGTTGGACCTGCAATAGACCTTGAAATTACAACACTTGAAGCTGCAGCAATTGCAGGTGGCGGTGCCGTAATAGTAGTGTTAAAAGAGTATGCAAAAAAACAACTCGCAGGTAAGTAAACTTACCGAAACCCAACAGGACGTAGCACACAATAATACAAAGGAGGGTGTTGCGCACCCTAAAGGGTGGGAACCAGGAGTAAAGTTTGATTATAAAACTAAGACTGGAACTATCACATCAAGAGCTACAAGTAGTTCTACTCCAGAGTTTGATGAACTCTTACTAGAATGGGGATTTGATCCTAAAAAATATGCAATAGTTAATGACACATTGCGTGTAAGTACATGGGATATGAATGTAGGTAAGGGAGAAATACATCAAGCATGGGCATACAAAGCACAGATAGTTGCAACAGAAGCAACGATAGATAAAGAAGACTACACTCGTATAGAAAAATGGATACAGTCTTACAAGCGTAAAGCTAAACCTAAAGTAAAGAAAACTAAAGCTAGCTTTTTTGTTGCAGTTGCAGACTTGCAGTTAGGCAAAAGAGATGGCGGGGGTACTGAACTTATTGTTGAGCGCTTCTTAGAAAAGATAGATCTTGTACGTGATAGATATAACTTCTTACGTAAAGCAGGAGTAGAGATGGATCAACTTACTGTTGTAGGATTAGGAGATATAGTCGAAGGGTGCGTAGGATTTTACCCACAAGCAATGGGACCTAACGGCGTAGAGCTAGACTATAGAAATCAAATGAAGTTAGCTAGAAGACTTATTGCTAAAGCATTAGTCGAATGGTCTAAAGACTTTGATGTTGTTGTAGTAGGTGCAGTTCCAGGCAATCATGGAGAGAAACGTACTGATAAAGGTGTAGCACCAACAGGTGGTATGGACAACTACGACATAGAAGTCTTCGAACAAATAGGAGAAATATTTGCAGACAAACCACAGTACGACCATATAAAGTTTGTGATACCTGATGAACCACACTTATCTCTAAACGTATGTGGTACAAACATGTCCTTTACGCATGGACACCTTACTGGTTTTGGCGGATCAGTAGAGAATAAGGTTATGAACTGGTGGAAGAACCAAACGTTCGGTGGCTTTCATTCAGGTTCATCGTCTATTTTAGTGACAGGACATTACCATCACTTCAGACAAATACATGATCCACGTACCTGGATACAAGTACCTAGCTTAGATGAGAGTACTTACTTTGAACAGCAAGCAGGTAAGAAAACTAGGCAAGGTGTCGTGACTATGGTTGTCAATAAGAATGGTCATAATAATTTAGAGATCGTATAAAAAAACGGGAGTGATAAAACTCCCGTTCTTTACATCTCATAGAATATGGCAGTATTAAATAAGATACTCCAGTATAACTCAAATCAAATTAAAGTCAAGTAAAAAAAAAGACCACCCTCGCAGGAGTGGTCTCTTTTAATTGGGAAGGAGACAACATCGAAGTGTTATCTACTAGACCAATATACCGTGTGCTATAATTAATGTCAACTACTATTTCATTGGCATGGGGTTTCCTCCTTTACCCTTGTCCTTGACGGCAAACCTTTTAATTCATTTTTGGGTTTGTCGTTGCTAAATAAGAAATTTTCTATTATCCTGTAATTATGTACTACAATTATAATGGGAGGTATAATGACTGATATACTGACAAGTGATGACTTTATGTTATCCGAACTTAAACAGTCAGTTGCAAAAACTGGCAAAGGTTTTATCGTTGCAAGAAACGGTAAACCTGTATATATAGATAGCACAGTAGAACTACAAAAGTATCTTAAAGCTAACGATCTATACATATACGAGTTTGAGAATTGGAATAATGTTATTCACTATGTGTTTGTACGCGGCGAACGCGGAGGAGACTAAGACGTGCCAAACATTTTTACAGAAAAGAAGGAAATGAAGAAGTGGGCTATCGCTATGGCTAACGCATGCGGTGGTCAAGAAGTATCATGGACATCTCTTAAACTCAATACACACAATCCACTTAAAGTTAACCAACTAGCTACACAATTTGTAGAAGATTATAATGAACAGATGTTACAAGCTATCAAGTTAGCTAATGGAGAGATAGAATTAAAAGATGTAGATAAAGTAGGCGAAGAAGAATAGTGTCACACACTCCTCCTACAATAAACTTACTAGAACACAACTTAAAGAAGATAGATATGGCAAAATTAAATCCTGAACGCAGACAAGTACAACTATTGTTTACAGATACCAGTAAGCGTGAGTATAAAGTTACTGCCAAAAGTATTACAGAAGCAGAAGAAGTCTTTGATCTAATATATAACACTATGGAACAAAGTGTCACAAATATATTAAAGAAATATAATGTTGGCAAACAAACAAAAGTATGGGTAGAATATACTACTGAAGAAAGAACCGAACTAACAGAGGAGTAACCGATGGGTTGGCAAGACGAATACGATCAAGTAGAAGATAGACTAGCAAAGTTTTGGGAGAACAATCCCAATGGAAGAATTTTTACAGAGCATTTATCTATATCTCCTGATCATCAAAGCATAGTTGTTAGAGCTTTAATATATAAAGACATAGAAGATATAAACCCTGTAGCTACAGGTATAGCACAAGACCAACAAGGTCCTAAAGGTGCGAACATAACATCATGGATTGAAAATGCAGAGACATCTGCAATAGGACGTGGACTTGCAAACTGGTTCGGCTATACAGCAAAAGCAAGACCGTCAGTCACAGAAATGCAGAAAGTGGAGAACTTGCAAGGTAATGCGGGACAACAAGTTGCCAAACAAGTTACCAAGAGTGTAGCTAAAACTAGCAATAGCAATAGCTATACTCCTCCGCAATCTGTACAAAAAAAGACAGAGGGTGCAGTTACTAACTTAGAAAATAAATCTACAGAGCAAGCACTTGAAGCATTAGGTGTAGAGGTACAGGAAAAGAAAGTAGTTACACAGGGATCTATTGTTCCTCAATGTTTGTCATGTAGTAGTGAGTTATGGGACAACAGACAGGATAAAGCAAGCGGTAAAATAAAAGAGACTTACCCTGATTGGAAATGCAAGAACAGAGAATGTGATAACGGCAACCCTCGTATTTATTACATGGAAAGTTTTAACGCAGAAAAACAAGCACCTGAAGAATGGTTCATGCCAAAGGTTGCAGTTGCTAAAGATATATCTGATGTACAAGAAGGAGAGATACCTTTCTAATGCAGGTCATAATTAAATTAACAGACAGCGGAGAATTTGTAGACGTTGATTTAAAGAAAGTACCTAAAGGTTTAAAAGTAGAAGTCAAGGAGGAGATAGCAGATGACGAAGCGTGGTACGAAGAAGAATAATCCATTCGATGGTCCAGGTTACAAAGTAGGTAGCAAAGAATTTCAAGACATGGTTATGGGTGTCATGGTAAACAAACACTTAGATCCTGATGAAGACTTCGATCTCAAAGAATGACTTACAAACCTCTGCCTGACTATCTAACAATACAACCTAGTAAGATACAAGGTCTAGGACTGTTTACATTATCTGATATAGATAAAGGCGTGAACATAGGTATAACACACATAGAAGATTTTATTACTAAAAAGTTAGAAAGAACACCTCTCGGTGGCTTTATAAATCACAGCGATACACCAAACCTTAAACGAGTAGAAGTGCAAAGACACCATTACATTTACTCAATCGTTGACATACCTATGGGTAGTGAGCTAACCTTAGAGTATCAATGGTATAAACCAGGAGGAGATAACAATGACAATGCGAGATGACATATTACAACTACTTAATGATAACAAGTGGCATTGTGCTACAGAACTCATTGAGTTTGGTTGGTCAGCACGTAATAGAATATCAGAAATGCGTCAAGATCATGGAGAAGATTACATACTAGGAGATAAATGTAACATGCACACACATAAAGGTGGTGTCAGTATGTATAAACTAAATGACCAAAAGAAAAAAGAACAGCTATTGGCTAGACTAGAGGATCAAATTCAGCTACAGTTGTAGTATGAAAGACGTACTTAAAACACAAGGTGGCATAGCTACCTGGAATATGCTTGATAGATGTGAAGGTTTTTTAGAAGCTATATTCTACGCAGAAGAAGTTGAACCGAGCGAACGTATTGGTTTTTTTCCATTGGATACTATAGAAGAAAATGATTTAGCTAAGTCAATACTTAAACTAGAACCTGATTTTCCAACACAAGATTGCCCGCATTATGGCGGAGTCAAAGTCGGAATTGTTACAAGCAAAGGTGTTGGAGAAATTACTATCTTACTAGACTTCAATGACTTATATTCTTATGAGTACACACAACGAGGAGTACAGTTAGACTACGGACGTTTATATGTTTGGGATATGGAACATTACATTACAAGTTTATCTAATGTATTAAATTCTCCTAAAGCGTTAAAGGAGAGGAAGATGATTAAGAAAGAGGAGTAATGTCCAAACAAAAACAACAGGGGACTAAACTAGAGACATTCGTTGCAAGAATGTTAGACGGAGAAAGAATTGCGGAAGGTGGGAAAGATGATAAAGGAGACGTGTTATTTCAATGGAACGGTACGGATTTTTATGTCGAATGCAAAGCAAGGCAAAGTCTTAACGTGACACGTGAGTTAGCAAAGTCTATACGCAAGTCAAAGTCGAACTTCACAGCGTTGGTTTGGAAACGCTTGGTAAAAACAGACGGTAAACGCAGACAACCTGACGGTGTACCTATTGTTGTATGCTTGACACTTGATACCTTCTTAGAAATAGTAGAGACCAAAGTCGGAAATAGTTTTTATGATGATCCATTCTGGAAACAACTACCATGACTAATATAGATACCAAAGCTAGACAAGTGGCGGTAAAGATAGAACATCTTATGAGCATGGTTGAGTATGACTACAATCGTGATGAGCCATGCTTAGTATGTAAACAAAAATACAAACATCATATAGACGGACTAGCATGCGAAAGTGATGACAACCCAAAACAAATAATTAGATTTACAACATCAAGTACAAATAAAAAAATAAAGTTAAAACCTTGAC